CGGCAATGATTAAAGAGATTGATGAAGTAATCAAAGTTAAAGTTGCTGGTGGTGGTGTATACAGTACAACTATCAATAATAAAACACTTGTTAGTGAAAATCTAACAGCACTTGAAAATTTGCGTATTCGCTACATTAAAAGAGCAAATGCACTTTGGGCAATCATGAATGATCTACCAGCCAATGGCAATGGGCGACCAATCAAGTCAGTTACAATGCTTCGTGACCCCAATTATCCAGATAGATGGGGAACCCGATAATGTTTAATTTTTTCCGTAAAAAAGAAGTACCGAAACAATTGCCACAAAAACCAACAACGAAAAAACATAAGTTTCCACAGAAGTCAAGCCTACAACGTGAACTACAGTCAATCCGTAATACCAGTCAAAACCCATCTAATGGGGTAATCAACTTTGGATTTACAAGCGGTATTGCCAGTAACAACATTAACAATATTCTTCGTTGGTTCCTTAATGATTTTCGTAATACCGGTCGTGAATCAAGCCTACATAATCCAATCGCTCGTAAGTACTTAAATCTTTCAGTGGACGGTGTAGTAGGTTCAATGGGTATCTATGTTAAGCCCGATTGTCAGATGGAAGGACTTGAACCTGATGAATTACATACGATCAACCAGAAACTTGAAAAGCTATGGGATCGTTGGGCATACAATCCAGAAGCGTTTAGCATTGATGGTCAAATTGGCCTTGATACACTACTGCAATTACTTGAAAAGATTCGCGTAACTGATGGTGAAGCGTTTATTCGTATTCATAAGGCAAAAGGCAACGTACAGATTGAAGTACTGGATTCTGCAAGATTGACGCAGTTGAACAACCAGTGGTTAGATAATGGTAACTATATCAGTAATGGAATTGAATTTGACAGTAATCACAAACCAGTGAATTACTACTTCTGTCAGTACAATCCGATTACATACACATATGATGCAGTAAGCTATGACATTATTCCTGCAAATGAAATTTGCCACTATATGGTTACTGATTTCATGGGACAGGAACGTGGAATTCCCGATGGTGTTAGTACTAATAAAGTAATTGAAGACCTAAAGAACTTCACTGAAGCAGCCTTAGTTGCTAAACGTGTTGCCGCTTCAAGTATGGCTTTTATCACTAACAACAATTCAGATACTGATAATGTTGAATTAACGGCAGGTGAAGTTGATGAAGCTGCTAAATACTACGAATACCTTGAAGCCGGAGCAATATATGAATTAGCCCAGAATCAGGACATCAAAAGCGTAAATCCACAAGCAGGCGTTGATCATATTACAGAATTCACTGATGAATTAATGAAACAAATCTCTATGGGTTTAAACGTTACTCAGCAATCATTGTTAGGATCAACGGCAGATGCAAGTTTCAGTGCTGCAAAACTCTCTGAAAGACTTCAGGCAACTGCATTTGGAACTCGCACGAATCTTCTGATAAATAAAGTATTGAAGAAGATATATGTCACTTGGTTGAAGAATGAAATGTTAACTAATAACAGTCTTAACTTACCTTTCAGCCAGTTCGATGACATTGCCTGTGCAAGATACATTCCACAGAAACCAATCAGCCTTGATCCTCTTAAGGATATCCAAGCTAATGTTGCGTTACTGGATGCAGGACTTGCAAGTAAAACTCAAATCATTAGTGAAATGGGTGGTGATCCACGAATCGTATTTGAGGACATAGAAAAAGAACAAAATTCAGTACAAGGAAGTACTGAGACGGATAAGGAAAATCCCGATAATGGAAATCAAACAAACGAACCAGACGCGTGATATTTCTCTTACTAATGTTGTTGATGTAGACAATCGTACTATCGAAATTGCGTTTGTATCAGAAACACCAGTAAGTAGAGTTATCGACGATGTGGTTTATTACGAAATCCTCCAGTGTGATCCCTCCAGTGTTGATCTAAGTCGCCTTAACAATGGTCGAGGCGGCCCAGTACTATTCAACCATGACAGAGATAAGCTAATAGGAAAAGTAAAAAATGCACGTATCGATTCTGATCGTGTAGGTCGTGCAACCATTCAGCTGAGTGCTGCCGGTCTTGGAACAACAATGTTTCAAATGGTACAGGAAGGTATCTTAAATTCAGTAAGTATTGGTTATAACATTTTTGATTACCGTATTGAAGGTAACAACATTATTGTCACCGATTATGAGATCTATGAAATTTCACTTGTAACAGTGCCTGCCGACGATACGGTCGGAGTAGGGCGTAGTACTGATCTCGAATACCAATTAGATTCAGCGAATCAGGATTCCATAAATAAAACAGATGAAACAAACTCTGAGGAATCCACAATGGAAGACCAAAACCAAAACCAAGAACAAACAACTGATGAAGTACGTTTAGATAACGAATCATATGACATTAAAGAAACCCTTGAAACCGATAATGATGATAACGGTGGTGTGGCAAATCTTGAAGGTTCAGATGATACCGAATCAGAAACACTAAATAGTAGTGAACCAACTGAAGTAGAAGATCAACGCGATATGGAAATGGCAGAACCTGAAGATATGGCTGCTGAAGAAGAACGTAAACGCGAACTTACTGCAATTGGCAAAGTAATGAATATTGATGTTTCAGATGCAATTGAAAAAGGACTTTCAATCACTGAATTCAAACGTCAACTAAATGATAAAAAACCTAACGTTAAGGATAACAAAACAATGACTAAATCAGTTATTAACGGCCTAATCCGTTCTGCGGCAGACGGCAAACCATTTGACGGTGAACGTGTACAAGTTCCTGCAAATGAATTAGTACGTACCTCTACTACTGTAGGCGGTGGTGCTTTAGTAAAAGAAGTATATGTAGATTCCTACATTGATGTATTACGCAGCAATAGCATTTTTGCACAACTTCCAATTCAGACATATACCGGTCTTGAAGGTGAAGGGAACTTAGTACTACCGAAATTGACCAGTGATTTCACTTCAATGTTTGCAATGATTGCAGAAGGTGCAGACTCACCATCAGTAGATGCAGCATTTGAAAAAATCGTAATGTCTCCTAAGACTTTCTCAGGTTCCGTGCCATTGACCCGTACTTTAATCAAATCTGCTGATACTGCTGAACGCTATGTACAAGATGCGATGGTTCGCGGTGCAGGTCTAAAACTTGAAAACCTAATCCTAACTCAGATCGTTGCTGCTGCTCCAAGTGAAACACTAACTGATGCAATTACTCAGGAAGATGTTCAAGAAGCACTTGCTGTACTTGCTGGTGCAAACGTTCGCGTAGCTAACGTAGTTGCGATTGTTCACCCATCTACTGCGGCTGTATTGCGTAGTACTTTGCAAGGTGCTAACACCGCTGCAAAATACATGATCGAAGGTTTCCGCTTTGATGCATGGCTATGTGATTCTGTACAAGTTATCGAATCTACACAAGTTGCTGCCGGTCAAATCGTGTTCGGCGACTTCTCCAACGTGATCATTGCATCATGGGGTGGATTGGCTGTAGATCGTGATGATACTACCCTACGTGCTTCACAGGGTATCGTACTACGTACTTTCGCATACATCGACCATGCAGTTGCACACGATGAAGCGTTTTATGTAGTTAAATTAGCGGCCTAATGGTGAATCAATGAGAGCATTTAATACAGCACAGATAAGTGTGTTTCTTAATGCTTTCGGTGAAGAACTTACCTTAACCAGTACTGTCAGTTTCCTTGCAATCTTTGAGCAATCAACTTATGGCATTGAAACTGACGCAGGCGTGATTCAGGCTCAGGAAGAATACTTTACTGCTCCTACGGGCAGTGCAGATTATACTGATACCTTTACACGAAATGGGCAACTACAGGAAATTTATAATATTGAAGATGACCTATCAGGTCTGTCTAATTACTATTACAGGAACCACGAATGATTTTATTTCAAATAAAAAATGTTGTCGTAGGTTCCTTTTCTGCTTTGGGGCTTATGGTAATCACACCGAAAACAATCAACATTGACGCATTAGATTACATACTATACGTAAACAATATAACTGAAACTGGCAACAACATCCCTATGGGACGTAACACACAAAGTGAATTAATCTTTGATGTGATTTGTTCTGCAAAAGATCAAGATGTAGTACAGGCAACTGTACAAAAATGTTTCGACTATCTTACATCAGAACAATTCATTCTTGATTGTGCACCTGCTGCCAATATCAGTACTGTAACTAACTCACAAACTCAAGATGAATTCGATCCAACAAGTGGACTAAATACAGTTGTATTAAGCATGAGGCTAAATTACATTACACTTGCGAGGTAATCAATGAGTGGTATTTTCATTGGAAACGCAACCAAGCTATTCTATAACAATGACGCGGGGAATAACATTCCTAACGCTCCAACCTATGTTGAAATCGATGAATTAGCAGAGTTTCCACAAGTATCAATCCAGACAACTACTACACAGTATGAAACATATGATGATGAATATGCTGAGGTACTGTCTGGTAATAAATCAATTCAGGCCGTTAACATTGTTGTACATTACGTGCCAGATAACATATCGCATCAGTACCTTGATTCGATGTTTACAACACAAAATAAATTTCAGATTAAAGTTTCACTATATGAATCTTCAACCAGTCTTGACCAGCACTATGTAATCATTAATGGATACATCAGCAGCTATACAACATCAGGTGATCAGAATTCAGTAGTGAATCGTACATACGTGTTCACGGCAGAAGACGTTATTGCAAAAGGAACAGCACAGGATATGCCAGTATTAAACGTTGGAGATTATGGTGTTGGGGCGAACGGGCTTGACGTACCAAGTTACGAATCGGCAACCCCAGCAGGTAACTCATTCATTAAGGTTCCATCAGATCAGGCACTAAACCCAACTGGCGTAGACATGTTAGGTATTGCAAATGTCGATGGTGCTAACACTACTAAACTTGTAATGACCGAATCCGGTACTTTGAGTTTATATGCAACTAATCAGAATTCTGGATGGATTCAAATCCAGACTAAACCACAGAACGATGCAACCTATGTGCCGTTAACCCGTACTGTCAATGGAAAAGCACTAAGTGCAAATATTGTACTTTCAAGTGCTGATACTGGTTCACTTGCGTTGACTGGAGGGACACTAACAGGTGCACTAACCGGTACTACTGCATCTTTCACAGGGGCTGTAAGTACTGGTGCATTAACCGCATCAAGTCTAACACTGACAACTGCACTTAGTGTTGCCAATGGCGGTACTGGTGCTACTACATCAGCAGATGCACGTACTAACCTTAGTGTCTATTCCAAGTCTGAAATGGATTCAACCGTTGCTACTTTGGTCCCTAAAACCACTACTGTAAATGGTCATGCACTATCAGATAACGTAACAGTTACTGCATCTGATGTAGGTCTTGGTAC